GACCTCGGAAACATTTACGCCTGGAGAGATTTGAAACGCCATTTTATTCTCCTTGAATTATTATGTGTTCTTGGCAGTTAAAATACCATATTGATATTTATGATTCATAGGATTTACAAGTCCTTAAAGAAACTATGGTGATATGATGCATATGTATCACCTCCACCAGCAACTTCCCATACATCACCGCCTTCTACCATAAAATCATGTTGTAAACCATCTTCTATGATAGGTTCGGGTAAAACATCTTCATCTATTTGATTCATGTTTTCCAACTGAATCTGTTTTCTCAAATCATGGTTGACAATTTCTCTGAAGTAGGCCTGTGTTGTTGCCCATGCAAAGATGACCAAAGTCATCGCCATATCATCATTTGCACCTTCCGCAGCGGCAAATGAGGTTTTATGTTGTTCAAAAGTGGTTAACTCTGAGTAAGTGTCAAAGTCATTAATTAATAACTTATCACCTTCAATCAAAGTTTTAAGGTTAGAACAACCCACCGCTTTGACCTGAGGAGACATTTTCAGTCCCATTTGAACACCTCTGGCAAAACCAGCAGACAACTGTTGTGGTTTTTTATTGCCAGTAAAGACTTTCAATAGATTCTCATATTCTAAATCTGAATGAATAAAGTCTGCCACTTGTGGATTGTTATTGATTTCAATCAAAATATAGGCATCATTATATACTCTAGCCGCATTGACAATTACCGTTGGGAATAATATAGGTGATATTGATGAACTAGAATATGTAGCCACTTGCCTGTATGGTGTGGTAGATATATCAAATATTGAGAATGTAGAACTGTCTAAATTTTTACCTTCAGATACATCAACCGTCATTGCATATAAGTGGTCAGACTTTTCATCATTCTGTCCTTCTTTGATAGGATGTTCATATATCTTCATCTTATCATGTTCTGCAATTGGGTTCATGTACCTCAATTGTTGTAACTTGTAACCAGAAATCAAGGTGTTGGAAGAACCTAAGAACTCCGTTTCAAACTCTTGTGCAAATTGTCGTTCTGATGTATTACGGATAGTTTCTTCTTTCCATACATCATCACGACCCGGTACCATAGACCAATGAATTTCAAAGTTTTTATAGTTATTTCGTTTCTCTATTGAATCCATCCATAGTTTATAGAATAGATTCATACCATTTGGTGTAGAAACAATAATAATCTTTGAGGACTTACCAGAGGAGATTACAGGATAGACTGAGTTAAAGAACTCATTGGCAATATTGTTTGGCACGAAAGCAAATTCGTCTAAGAATACAATGTTAAAAGAACCACCTCGGATTGCAGAGGAGGAAGTCGAGGCAGCGATTACCTTAGACCCGTTCTCTAGTTCTACATTACCCTTGTTCCATGTCACCACACCTTGTTGGAGCCATTGTGGTAAATTCTCATATGCCAGTTGATACTTGGATAGAATATCTCTTGCAAGTGAACCTTTGTTTGCCAGAACGGCTACGTTTTGAGAATCGGTAAAAATAGTTGCCCAAAGAAGATAGCTAACTGTTGTAGTAGTTTTACCCACCTGACGAGGACATTTGGTAATAACGAAACGATTATCTTTGAATAGATTAAGCATTTCTTTCTGAAAGTCCCACATATTAAAGTTAATGAGGCCTTCATCCACGTTTACAATCTTAATGTAGTTCATACAAAAGTAAACAGGATCCTTAGAACACTTTACATATTCTTCAATCTGTTCTTTGGTATACTGATGGTCAACACCTACCTTTTTAAGTAGGGGGTTATCACGGTAAGAGTCTTTTTGGTTCATTAAAACAAATCCTGAATTTTTATCTTGGCGTGAGGTGAATTTTTATCACCATGGTAATCAGTACCAAAATGTGTAACCCATGTGTCGGAGAAATTATTTAGTGGTAACATATATCTATGTCCATAACCTGGAGGTATGTTCACAAACATATTGCCTAGATTGGCTGACTCACGAATACCCCATGATCCTTTTTGGCCAAACTTATAGTAATCCGATTCAATATGTTCTTTGACCAATTCTTTATCCATAATAAACATACCTTGATATGGTTCAGATAAAGAAATAAACTTCTGTTCTTCTACTGTAATTGTTGGTCGATGCCTTTGTAGATGTGTGCAATCTAAAGAATACACTTGACCTTCTGTATCTCTTTGAACACGGTGAACGGCAGGTATAAAGTTTAAATTATTCTTTAAAAATAAACTCCTAGTTTGGTTCCAGTAAAGAAATGTTTTCTTTTCAACTTGAATATTACCTTCCAAGTATGCAAAGTGTGTGTAGTCCGATTCTAAAAATTTTGGCATATACTTCTTATGTTCCCATGTGTGCCAGAATGGGTCGCCTAGTTCTGATACATGAATAGGCAAAGTAGAATCAAAATTAACATTACTGTTAATAATGAGTTTGATGTTTGGTATTTCAGATAATGTTTTTATTACTTTTCTAAACTGCTCTAATCGTTCTTCTACATAATAAAAACAAACATTCACCCAAAGTTTCATTCTTTTCCTTTGAGAAGTTTATTGAGTTCTGCTGTGCTACCTACAAAAATGGCCTTATCAATATTTGTGCCAGCATTCTTTTTCTTTTCTTCATCCATCTCACGCATTTGTTTTTGAATAGATAAAAGTTCTTTATTGGCATCTACCATATTTTTTAGTAGACCACCATAGACTTCAAATGCTCGTGGATGTTGGCCTGCTTTGGCAATGTTGAGTATTTCTTCCATGGCTTCTTGTCCTTGGTCAATAATACCTTGTAGATTTTCTTTTGATTGTTGATAGGCGTCTGTGAGGTCTTGTTTTAAATCAGGCTCATTATACTTGACCGACACCGTAGGAAGTTTTTCTTTCTTTTCTTCTGGTATTGGTGCAATATCAAAAACATCAGATAAAGTTTTATTCAAATCATTCATAGTTTAATATCCAAATCTTGCCTTATATGTTGCGTGTAAAGATTGTATATCTGCCAAAGACAATACACCATTATATACTTTTACAAACGCTATATTTCCTGATTGAACTTCTGTACCAGCTGAACGACTAAACAATCTTAGTTGATTAAAACCACCGCCACCAGCATTAGTTGCTGTGAATGATACTGCTGATGGTGCAGTGCTTGTTGATGCGTATAAATTACCAACGTTGGTAGAAGTATTCCAAGTAGCAAAGTCTAAATGCCAAACAGTATCAGCTCCAGATGATGGTAAGTTTACAGAAAAGTTTGGATAAAAAGTATTTGGATTACCATTATAAGCACCCATCAACCAATCTTTAACACCTTCATTTTGAGTGTTTAACAATCTACCTGCTGATGTTGCAGATAATTTATATGCCATGAATACAGTATAACTTTGTGCAGTAACATAACTTGGACCGCCATAGATGTAATCTGTTCCTGTAGAGTTTGACTTGGCAAATGTTCCACCGTTGGCACTATTCCAAGTAAGAGAAGTACCAGCATTTGATGTTAAGGTGTAAGTTCCGGTTGCATCTTTTGATACACCACTAGTTGGCACAGCAGAAAAATTTGCTGCATCCAAATCATAAACCAATGTTGCTGAAGCAGCTGCAACAGTAGTTTGTCGTTGAACATTACTGGCCATTATAGCCATCATACCACTCATTACGAAACTCCAGTACCGTTAATAAACCATGTGTTTGATGCAACTTGAATTAATGAAGCCATACCATATGTAGTAACATTTCTAGAAGCACTTGTTGTATTACCAGCAAAATACATTGTTACACCAGTATTTGGCGATACAGTTATGTTTGCACTTGATGATGTTCTTGAAACAATCATAATGGTTGAACCATTTGAAAATGCCACATTTGATGTTGTAGGAATGTATAGTATTGTATTAGATGCTTGTGTATAGTAAATGTGTTTACCAGCATCAGTTAACTGTAAAACATAATTTGTTGACTGTGCATTTTGTGGAACAGTTTGAGCAGCTGCATTAATAGAAGTATTTTGGCTGTTATTAATTGTTTCAATACTATTAAGTCTAGTATTTTGTGTTGTATCTACACCTTGTATAATTGTAATACTATTATTTTGGTTGGTGTTAATTGTTTCGATACTATTAATTCTGGTATTTTGAGTATCATTAACACCAGTCATAATAGTAATATTATTAGTTGCTGTATTGGCAGTTGTGCGAGCATACGAATCAATTGAACTTGAACCAATTGTATTAGCATAATTGTATGATGATTGTGCCAAACTAGTTGCTGAATTGGCAGTTGTTCGAGCATATTGGTCGATGTTATTATCTGTTACAGAATTTAATGTTGCATATCCACCAGGCGTTACACCATCGTGTACCGTGATTGTTTGATTTGTTGAGTTGATAATTAATTCACCGTTAGCACCTATTGTATTGGCTACGGTTGCAGAATTATATCGTCTGAATTGTAATGTGCGGGACATTTTAATTACCTTTATTCTAAATCTGTTGGATTTTCTTGTTCTATATGTAGGTCATCTCGACCAACTTGGTCTAATGCATCACCAGCAAAGTTCTCTGGCAACAATAATCCTTCTTCAATAAATGGCGCTTCTGATATTTCTGTAGTTACAATGTATGGTGTATTTACATTTGCATCAGTTGGCATTGGTGTCGTATCTATCTGAACCAACTTCTGTGCCACAGGATTAAATGATGTAAATGTATAATTGGTACTAGAACTAGTTGACTGAATAGGTAAATTAGAAACAAAGTTACCGTTAATATTTTTTAATTGTAATAGATTATTATTAAATGAAACTACTTTACCTGTTGCAATTGCTAAAGGTGCAGAGTAACCTTGATAGACTGTTTCACCAATCTGATAGGTACCTACACCTGAACTTGAATTCATTGTAAATTGTATTACATCATCTTCAGTAATTTTATTATAGATAGATGTAATTGAATGTGTAATTGGTCCGCCTGCCTCAGATATCTTACCATAGATGTGGCCTTTAACTGTAAAAGTTAATGTCCAAATAATAACACGAGTATCTCTTTCATAACCACCTTCATAATCAATATCTTGTGATGTTGAATTTAATACAACAGGAACTTCTTTAACGATACCCATTTCAGGTATCATATTTAGTTTCATTGTATAGTCTGGTGTAAAGTAAGAAAGAATGTGTTCAATAATTTGTGTACCATCTTCAATGTTTCTTACATACAGATATAGATTGAAATCAAAATTATATGGTACTGGATTGTATTGTGAAATTAATCCTGCAGATGTCTGTGCAAACTGTTTGACATTAGTATTTTGTTTACGACTAGAATCATAATTAAAACCAAGTAATTCAAATGACATTCTTGGTAATGTAATCTGTGTTTTCTTATTTAAAAGTGGATCAGTTTCTAAACGAGTAACATAATCTTCTTTTGGTGCATACACAATTGGCACAATCATACGTTGTGCTTCAGAATAGTCTGGATTATATCGCACCAAAGTAATGTCGTTGAATAGGTTACCAAAACCTACCACATACTTTCTTAATGCACGATTGTAAAATATATTAGCCATTAAATGCTACCAAAAGGATTTGTTTCAGCAAAGTTGACAATTGAATTTGCATTTTGTTCAATGATATAATTATCATAAGTATCATCTATTACATTATCACTTAATGGGTCATATGAAGATAATCTATATTGTGCATTACTTGTGGCACCAACAACTTTAAGTGGACCACCTTCAATGAATTCACCGGCAATATTAGAAATTGATAATGTGTTGGCTGTAGAAGTATTGGCACCACGAACCCACGATTGCACAACGGCCACGGCAGTTGCATTGGCTTGTGTATTGGCAGATGATTGATATACAATTTCACCGTATTGGTAGTCACCTGTGCCGGCACCAAGATTAAGGTCAATAGTGTATGTTGACTGTGTGGCTGCATCATCAATATCTCTAACACCAGTAGCAATGAGTTCACTGGAGAACTTGAACTTCTCTAAGTGTAGTTCATAGAAATATGGTGCTGGTCGACCAAGCATATAGAAGTCTTTGTCTTGGTCGGTAAATGTAATCTCATACAATTCACCTGTGCCATTTAAAAATGGAATCCAAATTAAATCACCTTCTCGTGGTCTTTGAAAAATATTTTGTGGTACTCTTTGTTCAAATGTTCTCTTGGTTAAAAGTACCTTAGTATGGTTCTTAATCTCAAGACCAAATTTAGAAAAGAATTCTTTTTCACCGGTATAGTTAAGTGCTTCTGAAAGATACATCTCAACAGGAAATGCCGATTGAAATTTCTTAACTGGATCTTCACCAAACAATAAATCACGAGCAGCATCATTGTCATTAGGCAAATACATTCCATCGAATCCCATAATTTTTATGGATTCAACGATGAGGTCTTCCACGAGCCTTTGCTCTTGAAAGCGAGAATTGTAATTATTAAAGTATTGAGAAGTAGCCATTGTGCCGTTTTCTTAGTTCATAAAGAATTCAAGAACGCCACCGTAATTGTTTTCCATATCTTTTTCGAGGTCATCGATTTCATTCATAGCTTCTTCAAAGATTTTGTCGCCATTCAATACGACACCACCTGGCAATTGAATGTTACCAAACTTTTTAAGATTTTCACCCCATTGACGTTTAATCAAAGCAGTTGCATAACGTTTCAACCAACGGTCGTCCCACATTCGACTGTATACTTCAGGATTAATAGTAGTATAACAATCAATAATAACTGGTTGGCCAACTGGAGCTTCTTGGTCACCCCATGCCCAATCAGCAAAGAGCTTTTGTGTATGACGCTGATAACGAATTGGAACTTCACCAGTAAATAACTGTTCAAGCATACGAAGATGCTGCATAGTCATGGTGTAGTTGATGTATGATGCAGATGTAAAATCGTAGAGTTCGTTTAGACGAAGTTGATACCGCAAGTCAAACATATTGATGCTTGATTGGGAATCTTGAAGTGGAAATATACGAGTAACACCTACAATTTCTGTAGCAACGTTGGCATTATCTCTTACACCAGTTAAATCAAGATATCTATTATCGACATCTTCTTGTGTAATTTCGTGAATGTAATATGTTTTCTGTAGACCATCAAAGTGATAGTCTGTCCAATATTGAAGTGCATCATCAATCCTATCGGATACTTGGTCTGGATCTACGTTAATTTCAATAACTGGAAAGCCAAGCTTGCGTAGGCAGTAGTCTGTAAATTGGTCTCGATTGGTAACTGTTGCCATGTTGTCCTCAACATTAAAGATATCCTGTATTTAGGTGATGAGGATATTGGTTTATTCTGTTATTTCTGTCCAAGATTTTGTTATTTCATCCCAAATATATTGTTTACCATCATTTGGCATGGGTGTCGGAGATTCCCATAAACAAGTATTTTCATTCAATATCCAAGAACCATATCGTTTTCTAGGAATAAAGGCGTCACGAACTATATCGTATAGGCCACCAATAGCCGCATAGTTTTTTCTGAATGAAATACCACCGTTAGTATGCATACCGCCTCTGCTGTTATAAGATGTTTGCACCCAAACGGCATTTGGTTCGTTATATAGGGCACGTAAAAATTCTATGCCTTTAGCTTCAGACTCGATGCCGTTATCTAAAAGCATTTCATTGCCTACAGAAACGACTTGTTCTACTATATTTTGAGAGTTTAATTTTGCAAAATAAGCCATATTTTTTCCTTAATTAAACTGTATAACTTCCAGAGTCATTAAATACTAAGTAAGTATTTGACCCAGCCGTAGAAATTGTGGAGGCTCCGCTAGATGTTCCTGAATATTGCGAAGTGGGCACGCTAATAATAACAACTCCTTTACCA